ATAGTTTGATTTTAGAATTAAGTAAATTTGTTTCTCATACAGCCAATATATCTGGAGTAACAGTAGTATATGCTAGTGATGTACCTTCTTACGCAGGAGCTGCAGCAACTGGCCAATCATCACTACTCACTTTAAATATGTCCGGAGAACCACAATCAAATACTGATGTTATGTTGGGTAGTTTTACCAGTTTGTTTATACAAGACATCTTAACAGCTAATGCCAATCAGATATTAACCTATTCAACTCAACTTAGAAATAGTATTTCAGCTAATGTTACGGATGACGGTTTAGGAGGCACCACAATAACTTATGGTTCTAATTTATCAAGTAATGTGGTGAATAGTATAGGATATTATTGTAATACTACCTCAGACATATTATATACCAGAAGGATGCACGATTGGACTTTTCATAGAAACCTACAACAAGTCACACAAGATAATGGTTTTCTGCAACAATTTAATAATTTGGGTGCTACTCAAAAGTTTTTAATAAAGAATGTGATTGGAACTACCAGTTTGGTAGATAAATTAACAAGTGCCAACACTATTTAATCGAGTATAAATAAAGAATGGCAATCAATTATTTCTACTCCGACCTCGACCTCACCTTTTTGAAGAAGCCGGTCGATGGTGATGTTTCTATGAAATATAATGAACAGGCGGTCATTCGGTCAATTCGTAACCTTTTAGCAACAAACCGGTTTGAAAAATTATTTCAACCAGAGATAGGTAGTACGATAAACCAGTTGTTATTTGAGCCTGTTTCTCCTCTATCCGCTAGTTTGATTGAAGATGAAATTGCTAGAATGATTGATAATTATGAACCTAGAGCAACAATCAGTCAGATTAAAGTTAGTGCAGATCCAGATTCCAACTCATTTGCCGTCTACATAGCAGTTTTTATTGGAAATCAAGCATCACCGACAGCAATTAACATCATATTAAAGAGGTCCAGATAATGGCCGGAGCAAATTCCACTATTCAAGTATCGAACCTAGATTTTAATTCAATCAAGAGTAATTTTATTACTTACTTGCAAGGTCAAAACACCTTCAAGGATTATAATTTTGAAGGTTCTTCTATGTCAATCCTGTTGGATTTAATGGCATATAACACACAATATAACGCTTACTACCTGAATATGGTGGCAAATGAGATGTTTTTGGATTCTGCAATACAAAGGTCTTCGGTTGTATCTCAAGCAAAACTATTAAACTATACTCCAAAATCTTCAGCTGCACCATCGGCTGTCGTGCATATTAATTTCACTGGAGTAAATAGTAATAGTTTGACTTTACCAAAATATAGGAACTTCTTATCAGCTGCACTCGATGGAGTTAATTACAATTTTGTAAATGTTGATACAAAAACTGTCAATGTTTTCAATGGCGTTGCTTCTTTTCGAAATGTAGAAATTAAACAAGGTACGCCAGCAAGTTTTACATATACGGTAACTTCAAGTCAAGTCAATAATTTAAATTATGTATATGAAATACCTGATGCCACGGTAGATACTACAACACTAACAGTCACAGTAAAACAGTCGTCCTCAAACACCAGTTTTGATGTTTATCAGTTGGCAACCAATGGTTTAACATTATCCGACACCTCTAAGGTGTATTTCCTACAAGAATCTTTGACTGGAACATACGAAATTGCTTTTGGTGATGGTTTACTAGGTAAAAAATTATCACCAGGTAATATCATTAACATCTCCTATCTGACAACCGAAGGAACACAGGCCGCTGGCGCAAATAGTTTTCAAATGATGAGTTCAGTTGGTGGTTATTTTCCATCGGAGGTTGTTTCTGTTTTGGCCGCTACCACAGGTAGTGGTAAAGAAAGTATAGATTCTATTAAATTTCAAGCACCAAAATCATTCTCAGCACAAGGTCGTGCCGTTACTAAGAATGATTATATTAGTGCTATACAAGAGAACACATTAGGTATTCCTTTTGATGGTGTTAATGTTTGGGGTGGTGAAGAAAATGATCCACCGGTATACGGACAAGTGTTTGTTTCATTAAAACCATCGGGTGGTTACAATTTAACAGGAACACAAAAAATACGAATTATCTCCGAGGTTATCAAGCCAATTTCGGTGATGACTGTTGTGCCTGTGCTTGTTGATCCAGATTACACTTATATAAAATTAAATGTAAGTGTATTTTATGATCCATCTAAAACAAACTTAACAGCAGACCAAATTAAATCTGGGGTTACTGCATCAATCAATGCCTTTGGTGCAAAAGAGCTAAACACATTTAACTCCACATTCAACACTTACAATCTATTAAGTGCCATTCAAAATTATAATCAATCAATTATCACCAGTGAATTTAATCTCTCTTTGCAGAAAAAATTCTTTCCTAATTTGGCCAATCCAAATAATTATAATTTAATTTATGGAACACCTTTACAAAAAGGTGCTTTCTTGAGTGGTGTTACTAGTTCACCAGACTTATCGTTTGCATCAGGAAATATTATTTTAAGTGGAATGTATATTGAAGAAGTTCCATCATTTACTGTTGGTTTAGAATCTGTCTCGGTAACAAACCCCGGATTTAATTATCAAGAAACACCAACCGTTACTATTCTAGGTGATGGTACAGGTGCTACTGCTCATGCTGTTGTCTCTGGTGGTAAAATTAAAAATATCGTTGTGGACACACCAGGTAATGGTTATACTACTGCTTTAGTAACAATAACTACGGCATTAAATGATTCTACAGGTCAAGGTGGTTCAGCCTACGCAACGATTGAAGGTGGTTTAGGCATACTTAGAACATATTATAACAATGCCTCAAGTGTTAAATCCACATTCAATAGTAATATAGGCACGATTGATTATGCCAAAGGCGTTATAGCTCTAAACAATTTTGCACCAATTGGTATTAATAATCCTTTAGGACAATTAACTATCTCTGCAAAACCAAGTACGTCTATCATATCCTCAACATACAATAGAATCATCACGATTGATCCATTCGATCCAAGCGCTATAGTAGTTACAGTTATACCTAAAACAAATTCATGATTTTAAATAATAACAAAACATCGATATTAGTTCCGTATCAATTACCGGAGTTTATCCGGGATAATCCGGACTATACAAACTTTGTTTCATTCCTACAAGCATACTATGAATGGATGGAACAATCTGGTAATGTTATGGATTTATCAAAGAATCTATTAAACTACCGTGATGTTGATAATACTACAGATGAGTTTTTAAAATATTTCTACAATGATTTTCTGACTTATTTTCCTAAAGAGTTGTTGGAAGACCCAACTAAAAATAAATCAATCATTGTAAAACTAGCCAAAGAGTTATATAAATCAAAAGGAACACCTGCGTCATATCGGTTTCTTTTCAGGTTATTATATAATGCTGATGTAGAATTTTTCAATACTAAAGATGCCGTTTTAAAGGCATCATCTGGTAAATGGTATATTGCTAAAAGTTTAAGATTATCTACCAATAATGATAATTTTTTAAACATTGATAACCTAAGATTATTTGGTGAAGATACCAAGTCTATTGCTACCGTAGAAAAAGCCATTCTAGCTACTAATAAAATTGAAGTATTCATTTCAAACATTGAAAGGTTATTTCACTCAGGAGAATTTGTTCGTGTTGTTGATTCTGGTAACCAAGATGTTTATTTCTTAGACAATGAAATTGTTCCAGCTGGTACAGAGGGTGCTGAAGTACTCAGAGCTAAAATTGTTGGACAGATTAGCCAAATTAATATAGACCCTAAAAATAGAGGACAATATTATTTTGCTGGCGATCCTGTAGTTGTTTATGATGGATTAACTTCAAACACCGCTCGAGGTGCAGCCGCAACTGTATCTGTAGCAACCACAGGTTCTATCTCAAGGATTAAAGTAGAAAATGGTGGGTTTGGTTACAGAGAATATCCAAATACAGTATTAAATATACTAAATGCTCCTGGCGCAGTGGCACACGTTGCATCTGTAAATCCAGCACCTAGTGGTATTGCCAATGTTAATTTTATTCCTATTGATTTTATTGGATTAAAATCAGAAATTCGTTTAGATGCTGCAAATTATAATTTTCGTACAAAGTATTCATTTAAAGTATCTGCCAGAGCCAATTATTCAAATGGTGAGATAGTTTTTCAAGGAACAACCAAAGCTGCCAATACATTTAGTGGTGATATAGTTTTTCTTGATAGCACTAACAACTTTATTCGAGTGGCAAATACAAGAGGTACTTTAGGTAATACTTTTTCTTTAACTGGAAATACTTCTGGTGTAAGAAGAATATTAAATTCCTATACGACTGGTGGACCAAACAATTTCTTTTTATTTTTTAGTTCAGGTGAATTCCTTCCTGGTGAAACAATTTTTCAAGGTCCTGATTTTGCCAATTCGACATTTCGTGCCACCAGTGTAAATACCG